CTTACGGGCAGTCGCTTTTTTCATACCAAAAACGCAAAGGAGGACAAATCTTATGAAAGAGTTCTGGAACACGATTCAGGTGATCTTCGCGGCAATCGGAGGATGGCTCGGCTACTTCCTCGGCGGCTGTGACGGTCTGCTCATCGCTCTCGTGGCTTTCGTGGCGATCGACTACATCACGGGCATCATGTGCGCCGTTGCAGACAAGAAGCTCTCAAGCGAGGTGGGCTTCAAGGGCATCTGCCGCAAGGTGCTTATTTTCCTGCTCGTGGGGATCGCCAACATCCTCGATGTGCAGGTCATCGGCACGGGCAGCGTCCTGCGCACGGCGGTCATTTTCTTTTACATCTCCAATGAGGGCGTGAGCCTTACGGAGAACGCCGCGCACCTGGGTCTGCCCATCCCCGAAAAGCTGAAGGCGGTGCTGGAGCAGCTCCACGACCGCGAAACCGATGGAAAGGACGGTGACGAGTAATGGCTTACACGAACAGCCCTATGGTGGCTTATACAAGACTCAGCCCGAATCATTCCGGGCAGCGGACGCATTCCATTGACCGCATCACTCCCCACTGTGTCGTGGGTCAGTGTACGGCGGAGGGACTTGGCGAGTGGTTTGAAAAAACCTCCACGAAAGCGTCCAGCAATTACGGTATTGATAAGGACGGCCGCATCGGGATGTATGTTGAGGAGAAGAACCGCTCCTGGTGTTCTTCCTCAAGCGCGAATGACCAAAGAGCGATCACCATCGAGTGCGCGTCCGACACCACGGAGCCGTATGCGTTCCGCGACATCGTTTATCAGACGCTTATCAAGCTGTGCGTGGACATCTGCCAGCGTAATGGCAAGAACAAGCTGCTGTGGTTCGGCGATAAGGACAAGACGCTTAACTATGAGCCGAAATCCGGCGAGATGATCCTGACCGTCCATCGGTGGTTCGCAAACAAAAGCTGTCCCGGCAACTGGATGTTTGCCAGGATGGGCGATCTTGCCGAGAAGGTCACGGCGGCTCTCGGTAGTGGTACCGATGGTTCCGATGGTCCCACAACTACACAGGGAACACAGGCTTCTGCCTTTTCCGGGCTTTCCGAGGCTGATGTTGTAAAGAGTGTGGGGACATTGTTTACCGCCGATCAGAAGAAAACGGGCATCCTTGCATCGGTTTCGATGGCGCAGTTCATCCTCGAATCCGGCTACGGCAAATCCGAACTGGCGCAGAACGCAAATAACTTGTTCGGCATGAAATGCTCCCTCTCCGGCAACACCTGGAGCGGTTCGACCTGGGACGGAAAGAGCAAGTACACCAAGCAGACGAAGGAGCAGCATACGGACGGCAGCTACGAGACGATCACGGCGGACTTCCGAAGGTATCCGTGCGTGGAGGATTCCATCGCAGACCATTCCGCTTATCTGCTCGGCGCGAAGAACGGCAGCAAGCTACGCTATGAGGGACTGAAGGGCTGCACGGACTACAAGAAAGCCGTGCAGATCATCAAGGACGGCGGCTATGCCACGAGCCTTACCTATGTGGAGAACCTCTGCTCCATCATCGAGCGGTGGAACCTCACGCAGTACGATGTGAAGGAATCCGAAACGCCAATCGCGTGGTACCGCGTCCGTAAGACATGGGCGGATTCCAAGTCGCAGAAAGGCGCGTTCAAGATTCTGGAAAACGCCAAGAAGTGCGCGGACGCCAATCCGGGATATAGTGTTTTCGATGTGGACGGTGTAAACATCTACACACCGAAAACAACTGCTCCGGCGGCATCGGCTGATGTTCCCTTCCTTGCGAAGGTCAGCATCTCCGACCTTAACATCCGCAAAGGACCGGGGACGGATTACGACAGGACACAGTTCATTCCCGTCGGCATCTACACCATCGTGGAGGTGAAGTCCGGCAAAGGCTCGACCGCAGGCTGGGGACGGCTGAAAAGCGGCGTGGGATGGATTTCGCTCGACTTTTGTACCCGCGTTAATGGGTAACGCTTGACACGTCTGACACGTAAATCCTATCTCTTTTTATATTACACACATATTCCTTATTACCGTTTTTCGGTTCACGGATTTATGTTGTAATGGCATTTCTCGTGTCAGATGTGTCAAAAGCCTTATGGCGTGGGGATTTGATTTGACAGGACGGCCTGTGGGTATCTCTTCGGAGAGCCTGCAGGCCGCTTTTTTTGTGCCGAAACGATGGGGGTTGAATTTTTCGGTAGTGAGTGAGGGAGATACAACAAGACCTATCCCTCGGAAGGAGCCGAAGGATTATGACCGACAATCAGAAAGCACAAATCATAAACCTGCGCGCCGCCGGGAACGGCTACGGCAGCATTGCCCGGACGCTTGGCATATCTCTGAACACGGTGAAGTCATTCTGCCGCAGGAACGAAATAAACGCGGATACGGCTGTGGAGACTTCCGTGACGCTCACGGGCGAAACGACCGCCTGCGAGAACTGCGGACGCGAGATTCAGCAGATTGTCAAGCGGAAGAAAAAACGCTTCTGCTGCGACAAGTGCCGTAATGAGTGGTGGAACAGCCATCTCGACCAGGTAAAGCGTAAGGCGGTCTATGATTTTAGATGTCCGCACTGCGGTAAGGAATTCCATATCTACGGCGATAAGCGCAGGAAGTATTGCAGTCATGAATGCTACATTGCCGACAGGTTCAAGGGCGGTGACTGCAATGAGTAAGGAGGAATTAAGAAACGAAAAGCTCTATCAGACCACCATGCACCTTGCCAGGAAGATGCTCATTGAGGGTATTATTTCGGAGGTAGAGTATCGTCAGATTGATACAATCTTTCTTGAGAAATACAAGCCTGTTTTCGGCACATTATTTTCTGATATATCGTTGACTTCTGAGGCGTAAAGAGTGATGTATAGTGTCGGAAAGGAGTGATTTCATGGCAAAAATTACAAGGGTCGATCAGACAGTGCCGACCATAAAAACGAAGAAGAAGGTCGCTGCCTATGCCCGCATTTCAATGGAATCGGAACGCATGAACCATTCCCTCTCCGCACAGATCAGCTACTACAGTTCCCTGATACAGAAGAATCCTGACTGGCAGTACGCAGGCGTGTTCGCGGACGATGGAATAAGCGGTACGGGGATAGCTAAGCGTGATGAGTTTAGGCGCATGATCGAAGCTGCTGAAAACGGCGAAATCGACATCATCCTCACAAAATCGATTCAGCGGTTCGCCAGGAACACGGTGGATTTGCTGGAAACGGTACGGCACTTGAAGGGTATCGGCGTGGAGGTGCGGTTCGAGAAGGAACACATAAATTCCATGAGCGGTGACGGTGAGTTGATGCTAACCATCCTCGCATCCTTCGCACAAGAAGAAAGCCGTAGTCTTTCGGATAACTGTAAATGGGGTATCAGAAAGCGGTTTGAGAAAGGCATACCAAACGGACACTTCCGGGTGTACGGCTATCGCTGGGAGGGCGATGAATTGGTTATCGTGCCGGAGGAAGCGGAAATTGTGCGGCGCATTTTCCAGAACTTCCTTGACGGCAAGTCAAGATTGGAAACGGAACGGGAGTTTGCCGCAGAGGGCATTACCACGAGAGAGGGCTTTCGTTGGGTGGATTCCAACATCAAGGTAGTTCTCACGAACATAACTTATACGGGCAACCTCCTCCTGCAAAAGGAGTTCGTATCCGATCCTATTTCAAAAAAGCGGATAAAGAACAAAGGACAACTTTCACAGTATTATGTTGAGGATACACATCCTGCCATCATTGACAAAGCTACTTTTGATTATGTGCAGGCAGAGATTGCAAGACGTAAAGAACTGGGACCGAGGGCGAATAAAAGCCTGAACCTCACCTGCTTTTCCGGAATGCTGAAATGTCCGGATTGCGGTATAAGTTACGCCCATAACAAGCGCACGGACAGAGGCATTATGGAATATTGGTCTTGCGGATCAAGAAAGAAAAAAGGTGGCAGATGTACTGTCGGCGGTAGTATCAATCATGAGAATCTGAAAAAAGCGTGTTCCGAGGTTCTCGGACTGGATGAGTTCGATGAGGACGCTTTTCTCGACAAGGTGGACTACATCAATGTGCCGAAGCGGTATGTGCTTGAATTCCATTTGAAAAATGGCGAGGTCATTACGAAGGACTGTCCGAACACAGGACACCAGGATTGCTGGACGGCTGAGTATAGAGCCAAGACTTCTGAAAAGCGCAGGAAAAAACCGAATTGTAAAGGCTCTTCTGTCATGACTGGCAGAATCAAGTGTGCGCAATGCGGATGCAATTTCCGCAAGGCGTCACAACAGTCAGCTACCTCGGAGAGCGGAAAGGCTTATTACTGGCGATGCGCCGAGCATAACGGCTGCGGTACAATTGGCTTCCGGGAGGATTTGCTTAAGCCATTCATATCAGAAACAATTGGGACTACAGAATTTAGCGATAGCGAATTCGATAGGCAGATAGACCACATTGATGTGCTTTCCACATCGGAGATGGTTTTCTATTACAAGGACGGAAGGACGGTTAAACGCACATGGGAACAACCCAAACGAATTGGAAGACCGTGGACGGATGAGCAGAGAGCGAAGTTCAAAGAATCCATGAAGGGCAGATACACACCGGAAGTACGGCAGCAAATGAGCGAACACATGAAACAATTACGAAAGGAGCGTGGTAAAGCATGGCGCAAAGAAAAGTAACGGCTATTCCGGCTATCATCAACCGGTACACAGCTGCACCAATCAATAGCACAAAGAAGCGCCGTGTTGCAGGATATGCCCGCGTTTCGACCGACAACGAAGACCAGACCACAAGCTATGAAGCACAGGTTGATTACTACACAAATTACATCAAAAGCCGTGATGACTGGGAGTTCGTTGCCATATACACGGATGAGGGCATCTCGGCAACAAATACAAAAAAGCGCGAAGGCTTTAAGACGATGATTGCCGATGCTCTTGCCGGAAAAATTGATCTCATAGTGACAAAGAGCGTGAGTAGATTTGCTCGAAATACGGTTGACAGCCTTACCACGGTGCGAAAACTGAAGGATGAGGGCATTGAGATATATTTTGAAAAGGAAAACATATGGACGCTGGATTCCAAGGGCGAGTTGCTCATCACTATCATGTCGAGTCTTGCCCAGGAAGAGAGCCGTTCCATTTCTGAGAATGTTACCTGG